GGACGATCTTCTCCTCCAGCTTCTTCGACCAATCCAGTTCAGGGTGCTTGTTCTCACCAACCTTGTAAGAAGACAATGAGTCAAGTGCGCTGAAAAGTGCTGCCATCTTTGCTGTGTAAAACTACTACTAGAATAACGGGAATTTTCTTTATGTTATTTTTTCATTGTTTCTGTTCAATTTTTTATGTTTTTTTGTGACATAAAAAATCTTAAATATATTTGTTTTTTTTATACCAAAACATTATTTTTTACCAATCTTTTCCATGTTGCTATCTGGTTTAGCGCTTTTGCTTCTAAAATCATTGAATGTGTTTTTCCATATCCTGTTGTAAACAACCCATCGTCGTTATGTTTAAATACTCTTGTGTCAAATATATTCAATGCTTCTTGAAATGCGTCATCCAAGTTTCCGTGTTTTTTATACATATTGTAAATCAAACATCTGTCAAAATCGTAAGCGCTTAACAAATCAGCTTCTCTAACTACATGATATGCTCGCCTATAAGGTCCCAAATTGGGGAATCCTTGCTTTTTTACAACGGAATATGACATAGTCGATACAATCATCTTTACTACGTTTATATCAGCCGGTGTCAATTCACCAGATAGAAATTCTTCTATTTGTTGAATACCTTCATTTTGATCCATATACTTTTTATCACACATATCGTGTATCGAAGCAGCTACATAAACAATCTTCTCATGCTGTTTTAGTATAGGATGCTTCAATACTTCTTCGTTAAATATTTCGTTTGAGAATCTCAAAACATTCATACTATGCGAAACTCCATGGGATTCATCTATATTATATTTCTGCGTTGTTACCAGAATGAAATGGAATAGTTTATTTAATAGTGTCATTCTTTTATGTTTTTATCAATTAACTGTTATATTATACTTCAATTTTTTTGGAAATGCATTTACACCTTTGCACGTTAAAGAAAATCAAATAAATCATTATCTCTATCAACCGCTTCTGCTCCTAGTGCAGCAACCGCAAAAACACCATCTTCCTTTATCTCATTCTCTGCTTGTTGTTGTATAAAGAAATTAAACAATATATTTTGATAAACGGACTTTTTGTTAAGAACTTCTAGTGCTCCTTTTTTACCGTTTACTAAAACTACTGTACAACTATCCCTTTTGTAATCTTTTATCTTATACATTTCGGAATTATTTATAGTTATAACATTTGAGTTATTGTTACTTATTTGGCATTTTTTTGCTTTTATTGCAAAGAACACATAATTAAAAAATTCACCAGTTTTAATAACTTGAGTACCTGAATCTACAACAGCAAACCAATAAAATGATTTGGGATTTTTTTTGCTTTGTATTTTTACAAACATTGTTATATTATGATACATTGTTGCGTTATTTGAAAATTCGCTATCCTCGATGGTAAATAAACATTTTGGTACTTTTTTACCTGATAATACTGCTTCAAATTCAGGTGTTTTAAATATCTGGTCTGGGGTTTTGAATAAGAAATGGTTTGGAACAATATATCTTACCACATAATCTTGTTCATTAACATTAATTAATGTTTCATGATAGTTTTTACTTAATTCTTTGTCATTTGTAATTCCTCTAGCAACATTTGTAAGTAAAGCTCCGCCATTATGTAATGTTTTTCTTGTTTTTCTATTTAGTTTCTTAGTTTTCCTTGTTTTTCTATTTAGTTTCTTAGTAAATCTTTTCATTATATATTACACCTTTTTTTTATTTCAAACGCCGATTTTTATATATTTTTTGTTGAAAATTTTCATTTGAAATTATAATTATTAAATAAGATTTTGTCAATATAAATATTATCAGATTCATCTTTAAAAAATAATCCATCTAAATTAGAAACAGTATGTAACTCTAAAAAGTGAATATTTTTATAATACAAAAATCTATGAAAATTTACTTCTTTGTTTGGCAAATTTAATATAACTAAAAGTGTGTAATTTGTGGCATACTTAGAGAAATCTTCATTAAAATTAATGAAATTATTATATGTATTTTTATCAATATAAATGAATCCAAGCCATGACATTATAAATAATTTGTGTTTATTACATATTAATACTCTTTTGAATCTCTCAATACAACGTTTAAAATAATTATAATGTTCTTCGTTTAATAACGGATTATGATGATTAAACATTGTAAGACCACATTCCTTTTTATGATAATAAGTATGTTGACAACTATTATCAGTTATAGAATTATAATACGTTTTATTTAAAAATGTTTTAAATTCATCATTTAAACAATGCATAATCATATTGCAATTTGAATATATCCAATCAAATGGATAAGATGCCTTTTTTAATTTATTTCGCTTTAAAAAAGACGCTGTAATACATATTGATCCTAAAGAAACTACATTATTAATTTCCATTTATAAAGAACAAATATTTTATTTTATAAAAACAAACATCTCTCTGCAACCGTCGGAGATTGTGGATAAATTAAATTAAACGTATAGTAAGCAGTTTTATTAGTAAATACTGGCGTGTTTCTTTCTCTCCAAGCTGCTAACAGAACAACATTATCGCTAATTGCTTCAAACATTAACATTTTATAGTTAGTTCGTTTCTGTATAATATTATGCAGTGAATGTAGAAACCCCGAATAAAAAAGAGACGGGCTATCGCAATTCATTACGCTTCCCACCACTTGCAAAGTATCTCCATCTATGTCTTCGTATTGCATCCTCGCATCTTTAATAAAGTAAAATCCATAAATATGCTCTGCGTTTCTCAAACAGTAAACATAAAGCAACTGTTGTTTTATTAATGCGATTACGTTTCCCATATCTGAAACCGCCATTATATTGAAATGTTTGTTTGATAAAATTAGATCTAGATGGGTTTGTTCATATAAGAAATCCGTTAATATATCTATATGTTCTACGTCTATATGTGTAATATGAAAATGCGGAGGTAATGGCAAAAAGTTAATATTGCGTAAATAAAAGACATATGTTAAATATTCTATTAGTGGTACTACTCCATCAAATAAATCGATTTCTTTCTTAATCAGAGAACAATTAATTACCGGGTTTTTTATTCGTTGATTATATTCATGGGTTTGTAATAATTGCCGATTCAGCTTTTTCTGATCCAAATCTCTTTTTGCACATATAACATCTATATAATACATAGGGAGTTCAGTGTACATGTTATGGTGAACCAACTCTTTGTAATAGAAACGCAATGGCCTAGAAAGAACACATCCTATTGGTTTTAACGATGTTATTACTTCATTATATTGAGATGAAAACGATAAATCTACGTTTGAAAACTCATACTTTTTTTCGCAGTAGATTGACAAATAAGAAGGTTCGTTATGTCCTGTGTATTGAGATTCTAAATCTTTTTCGGTTATAGTAAATAATATTCTATCGTTTAATATATAATTTGATCGGAGAAGGTAACATATTTCTTTACGTTGTTCTATTGTTGTATCTTGATAAGGGATTGTGCGTATTTGGTTAAACTCGCAGAATTTGGTTTTCATAGGACGATACTTATACACTAAAAATGGAGAATAGTAGAAAAAACGCCAATAATCATACGAGTGGAAAACTGGTTGATTATTCCAAAAAGGGTATTTTAATTTTATGTATGCGTATAAAGTTAAAAATGTTAAAGTAAATACCAATAAAAAATATTCGATCATTGTCTAATATAACCATAGAAGGGAACCTAGGTTCCCTTCCGAACCCTCCTAAAAATATATTAGTATAAAGGATATTTATATATTTTGCTGACAAAATGGAGGTGTCGCAGGGTTTCAGAAGGTCCTGTAGGTTCCCTTTCGAACCATCCTAAAAAATTATATTATAAAAATTGTATTATAAATATTATAGGAGGGGTCGCAGGGGAACCTAGGTTCCCTGCCTAGGTTCCCCTCTCTAAAACATACAAGTATTGATTTTCATCGCTATTTATATTTTTCATTTCTGTCTTTGCATGAACTATAAATCCAGAACGTTTTGCTATATCTAATATCTCATCAATAGTTTCCATAGTTAGAGTTTGTTCGTTCTCCCTAATATTTTTTGTAATACTATCAGTAAATACTTGTTTGAAAGAAACGCTCGAAGAAGTATTCGAGAAACTATAACTCTCATCGTACTTACAATCAGCGAATTTAACCGTAGCCGACGTCTTCCGAGAGTTATCGTTTGTCTCAGGCAATATCGATGTAAATAATGTATTCAAATCTCCTTTGCTCTTTAAATATTTCTTTGCGCTAAATTTGCTAGGATTCGCCAAATGTACAATCAAATATGCATTAGGTTTCATCCAATAATAACAATTACTGAAAAGCTGCGCCTTATCTTTGAATTCGTAAATCGTAAAATTTAAACAGAGAATATGAGTAAACACACCAGTTTCATACGTCATTGGATCTAACACATCGGCTAATTTTATATTAACATCTGGATATTTTGCTTCGGCGTAATTGTTCATAGCGCTAGATTTATCTATACCGTACGTATCGTATCCTGCTTTTGTTAGTTCGTTCACTACACATCCAGTGCCAGAACCAATATCTAAAAATACGCTATTTCTTATAGTTGTTTCTGTCATCTTTATAATCTGAAAAAGTTCTTTCTGACATATTTTATCTCGGTCATTTACACCATCATACATTTCAGCAAAAAAATCATCATAGACCTCTTGATTCTGTTTTAATACATAAAGTTTATCTTGATGAAACCCTTCCTGAGCTTTATTTTTTTTGGAATATGGTGACTCAGATAATCGATACAGATAAATCAAAGCCAAAACAATTGCTAAAAACGATAAAAGTTTTAATAAAAATAAATTTGGATTGTCTGACGTTATAATCTTTGATAAATAATTAAACATATATAATACTATTATATATATTTATAACCTTTTACCTCCTCTTGACGTATTTTTTTTAGTGCGTCTTCTTGATTTATTTCTTTTACCACCTTTTGTTTCTGCGTTCAAAACCGATTCTAAATCTTTCACTGTTGTATACATTAGAAGATCATCATCTGTTTTAAATCCTATAGATTTATAATGACGTAATAATTTTTTAAAAGCAGTATTGTATGATCCCGTCCCGTATTCATGTCCATCTGGTTCTACAAACATAGTTATATCGCTTTTACTAGTAACTTTCTTAATATAATCTAAAAATAAATACAGTAAAAGTGGCAAACATTGACCTTTCAAATCTTTCCCGCAATTGCACTTCACATGAACTATACTTATTTCTTTTTTATCATAATTAAATCTTATATAGCCACATTTTTGATTATCTATTGTTAGGTTTATAATAGTATCGTCATCCACAGATTCTATATTATAATTCATTATATAATATAGAGAGATTATTAATTCTCTGAGCCACGCAACTGTGTTCGAGTATGGTTAAAGAATCTATCCTTGCCTATATTCGAATCCTGAATATTAGGATGCTGTGATTGGTCGAGGTGAGGTCTATTAAAAAGATTAGGGTGAGGTTGGTCCTCCTGTCTAGTTGTGCATGACGCCATATATGAATTATAAAGTTCACTCTTACTAGATGGTACATACACGCTTTGGTCACAACCTCTTTGATAAGCAATAGTTTGATTTCGCAGAACGATTTCTATGTCAACGTTATTTATATATCCTGAGGGTGGTGCTCTGTGTGTTCCTGGGTTGAAATTCGCCATTAAATCGTAATCTAAATAAGGAACCACCGGTTCTTTAAACGGTGCTCTTCTATTTACTATTGGGAATAACGAATGTTTTGTTGGGATTGATCTAGGATTAAAATTTGGTTCTAGAGGAGAATCAGAGAACTGACGTGTATTCATTCTAGAATTTAATTCATCCACTCTTTCATTTTGTCCATAATATGCGCCTTGATGTACTCCGAATAATCTATTATCGTTTAAGTGTAGATCCATTTCTTCTAAATTATATAATATCCAAAGAAACTAATTGCCTTAAACCATCTAATTAAATAGCGTTAAGTTATTTGCTGTTGGGATTCGCTTTATTGATCTTATTTTTCTTTGTTGTTGGTTAACCATTGCTATATAGTCCATTGTCGTTATAGTTTTGTTTGTGTATATAAAATTCCATGTGTTTGTAGTTAATGATCTCGTTGAATCAAACATTTTACCATTTGCGCATACCATAACTTTATTATCCATTTTGGTTTTTATTGTACCATTAATTTATTTAATTAGTTCGATTTTTTATAATTCTAAAAAATTGACTGTATTTGTTATCCATATCCTTAGCTAAAAAATAGAGAATGGGGTTTGATCTAACAATTCGTTTAGACCTTGATATTGATGAAAAAACAGGAATGCCATATGTGCATTATAACAATAATGGTTCTCTAGATAAAAGGCCTTATGACCCAATGGAGTTCAAAATTCCTGAAGAATATTCAAAATATATTGAACAAAGAGGGGGTCATTTTCATTCCTATATAAAAAAATTTCCAGAACATTCTCACAAAAGTTGGCCAAGAGATTTTCTGCAGATGTATCCTGATTGGGATACAGTTAAACACGATAATTATCTAGATGATGAAGATTATTGGACTGTTGATGATCATAATAAGTTTAAAAAATTTCTAGAATGGATGGAATCTAAATCCCCTATTATTTCTATATTTGAGATTCACTGGAGTTATTAGGGTATGTTCATAAATATTAGTTAAAATCTTTTTAATTATATTAATACAATATATATGAATTTGGGCGGGAGTTTAATATCTGATAAAATATTTAAAAAAATTCTAAGCATTGGTTATGAATTTGAAACCCATGATTTAGCAAAACTTTCGCTTCATTCTAATAAAAAGTACCTTATAAATTCTGATTTAACATTGCGATTATTAAAAGAAAAAATGGGTATGAACAGCATAACCGTTAAAGATGATAATTATTTATCCATTCGCATACCCATCGGAAAAGAAAAAAGACAAACATTAGATGAAGTAAACCTTGATGAGTTAGATGAACTATCTCGTGAATTTTTAGAGAATTTCGGCGAAGAAGAGGAAATAGAAGCGTTGGAAAAGCACGAGAACGAATCCTATTTAGAATACTTCAGTGAAAATCGTAAAAAGGATAATAAATCTACCATTAAATTTAACATTACAAATGATATTGGAGATGGTGATTTTGGAAATATGGTTGAAGATCATTGCAAAGGAGCAACGGTTCCTAAAAATGACATGTTTGTTTTTAAAACTAAGAAGGGGAAGGTGTTTGATTTCAAGTTTTCAGAAGGGATAACCGATGAT